TGTGAAGATGTACGGGCCTGGGCGCATCCTTTCTGTTTCCTTTGTAGGGTTGTGTCTTAGCGATGTCATGCCTGTAGTTGTCCTTACCAGTTAAGTAACCGACATGGATGTTAGAGGAGAGTTCAATGAAGATCAGCTCCTCCAACATGTCTGCCATCGTTCTGATAGCAACCTTCTCTGTTTCCTCGTTACAGGCAAAGCCTACACGGTAGCAGAGAATGTCACCATCAATGATTGGCATTAGCTTCATTACAGTACGTCTTCTGTTTCTTCTTCATCTTGCTTAGGCTGTGCACTGTAAGTAACCAAGTCAGTGATCACTAGCTTCTTCAGTGAAGGTGATACACCTTTCTTATTCTTAAAGGTCCATGAGTATGAGCCTATAACACACACAGCCTTTGTACCGTTACCAATGTGTGCAAGCACCTCATCACCGTTCTTATCAAGTGCTTTGATGGTATGGTTACTCTTAGTAGTGATAAAGAAGCCTTTATCTTCTTTGTTGCGAACAGAGATACCCATATCTTCCAAAGCCTTAACAGCCTTGTCTGACAAATTAGTCAGATCTACTTGATACTTACCAGACATGTCGTTAGGCTTATCAAGGAATGGCCACATCAAGGTTGCTTCAATACGTACAGGTTTTTGTTCCATGTTAATTTCCTCAGTGAAAATACAATAACAGTATATCAGTGCATCTTAAATTTGTCAAGCAACACTCTACTTTGTATCTCAGCCATCATTGATTCTGTAGCTGATTCAGCAATAGAGTGTAGCAACGCCAACATCATACGGTTTGATACTAACTTATCACTCTGAACATCCATTGTTACATAACCAGCATCATCCTTTCCTATCTTAATAGTTACGACAAGAGAATCAATCTCATCAAAGTTGGTAATCATCAGTGTGTTTCCTTCCAGTTGTTTCCTACTTTGTATTCACCTGTTAGAGGACAACGTAAACCCAAGGTAACACCAGCCTTCTCAATAGCTGCTACAGCGAGTTTACCAACATCATCAGCGTATTTCATAGGACATTCTATCTGCCATTCATCATGGACGTTAGCCACAAAGTGTGCAGGTATCTTATGTTTCTTCAGTGCTTCATGTAGGTGGATCAGACCTTGCTTCATAGAGATCGCACCAGCTCCTTGAAGTAACGTGTTAAGTGCTGCGTGTTCCGACCGTACCCATAATCGACGACCGTCAAGGGCAGGTAAATACCCTTTCTCTGCATACCTGCTAACTTTATCTTTAAGTGTCTTGAGAGCTGGCGTATTCTTAAGGAAACGGGTGATGAGTTTCTTTCCTTCCTCGGCGCTCCCTTGAGCAATCGATCCAATCTTAGCTGGCCCTGCTCCATAGAGAAAGGCATAGATAAACGTCTTTGCTTGCGCCCTACTCTCAAGACCAGCAGCGAGTTGGTTTTTAGTGTGGACATCCCCATTGATCACCTCCTTAGTGTACTCATCATCTTTCATGTAATGAGCTAACATACGTAGTTCTAACCCTGAAGCATCACAACCTACTAACACATTACCAGGATCTACAGTCCATACTTGTCTGCATGTTTCACCATAGTCAGCATTGACAGCAGGAACCTGTGCCATGTTAGGGCTGTGGTGTGTCATACGCCCTGTGACAGCACCGTTAGTGATGACCTTACCATGTACCCTACCATCATCAGCAACGTGCTCTAACCACGATGTAGCCTGTGCTATACGCTTCTGAATAAGCAGATAGTTAGCCATTGCCTTAGCCTCTGGATACGATAACTTAGACAGGATCACTTCATCAACCATTGGCTTACCTGTTTCAGTGAACTTATCAGGCTTCCACCCTAGAGATATCAGTCTACGTCCTATCTGATCTCTAGAGCCTGGGTTAAACACTTCAACATGATCCTTTAGTTTCTTACCTGTCTTCTCACTAACACGTTCAGTGATGATCGGTGGGAATATAGTCTGTAGTTCTTCCTCAATGGTTGATAACTTTGTCTTAAGATCAGAGACAAATGAAGTACATAGTGGTATATCAAGTTTGAATCCATGTCTTTCCTGCTGTGCAACGATAAACTGTACCGTATGTTCAATGTCAATGCTTTGCTGTGAAAAATCCTTCAAGTCTCCGCATAGTTTGCGATGAAGTTCACCAGTAAGGTTAACATCCTGGATACAGTACTCAATCATCTCTTGTGTCAGAGCAGTAAAGTCTTGGAATTCAATCTTGTGATTCCCTAATCTTTTCCCCCATGCTTCTAGACTGTGTCCTCCTTCGATACTGGGATTCCATAGCCTCGACAGCACGAGCGTATCGGACACCTTCTTGAGTGGTATCGTAATGTTCCACAATCTCCGAAGGTGGTAACCGTCGAAGCTGATTAGATTGTGTCCGATCACTATGTCGCAATCCTCTATAAGAGGCTTTAGTGTACTTGGATGAGTATGACATACCACCTCACTTGTTGTCAGATCCTTCGTGACTACGCAGAAGATAACAGTCTGCTTCATGTCTGTTTCGATGTCCAGCACTAAGCTCTTCATATTTATGTACCAGTCTCTGATAGTCTTCTAGCAGTGTATCATACTTTTTCTTTAGCTCTGCGTGGTCAGCTAACAGCCTATCCATTACCCACATTAACCCTCTCCCCTGATGACGTCTGCTGCATCAGCGTAACCTCTTCTCTCCAAGGCTTCGATACAGCGATCTAACCTATCTTCACTGGCTTGGAAGGCTACCATCTCAGCAAACTTCTCAAAGTCAAAGTGCTCACAATCCATGCGGTTATCCCAGCATTGGCTCATCATATCTCTAAGTGTTTGCTTCATTGTTTAAACCCCAATCAAAGTTCTTTTCTTTATGGAAAGCTAACTTAATTGCTTCTTTGATAGCCCAACTGGTAAGTATCTTAATCTCTTCATCAGTCAGATCAAAGTGTATAGTAGCTGATCCATCATCATGCTCTTCAATACTTTGTACATCAGCCATTATGGTCTCCTATTAGCATCTTGCATAGCCTCTACGTAGTCTGATGTCTTCCTGATCTCATTGATGATCTCTTCGAACGAACAAACTACTTCACCCATTGTAGACCCTGTACGTATCTGCTGTAAAGCAAATCGTTTCGTATCCTCTTTTAAATCTTCATAAGTCTTCATCTTGTGCGACCTCTGATAACCTTCCTGTTGAGTGGCTGTAATAGACGTTACAGGCTGGACCTGTGACACCGCTGAAACGGTTCTTGAGTACCCTAATCCTGGTGGTATTGCGTTCACGTTCATCATCATGCTGTGCATTCCTTTCCATACCGATCACCATATCAGACAACTGTGCAATGCTACCAGATCCTCTAAGCTGACCTAGTGAAGTAGCTGCTCCTTCCTCATGGCCTTTACCGTCTGGTCTCTTTAGATGACTGACAATCAACAGTGCTATACCTGTCTCCTGCACAATCATCCTAAGCTTGGTCATGATCTCATCTAATGCTTTACGTTCATCGCCAACATCGCCAGAACTGACGACAATACTAATATGATCCAACACAACAAAGCTACATCCGAGTCCTTTAGCCATGAATCTGACTCTTGATAGTATGTTGTCAATTGATGTACTCCCAAAATGATCAAAAAGATAAACCCTATTAGTGCCAAGAGTGTGCTCGAAGGCATCTCTAAACTCCTCATCAGTGTACGCTGTATCAGGTAGATGCAGTGGTTTGTTCGCATGGATAGACATGATACCTTTGGCAGTGCGAACAGTAGACTCCTCCAGAAACATTAACCCTATGTTGTCCTCAGTCTTACATAAGATGTGGTATACGATCTCCCTCAGTACCTGTGATTTACCCAGCCCAGATCCTGCTGTAAACGTCACCAGCTCACCTTTACGGATACCATAGGTCAAAGCATTGAGACCTTGCCAAGGATAGTCACAAGAGGCTTTAATGGCTGGTGTGTTGATCGCTTCCCAAAGCTTTGATCCTTCAATGATCCCATCAGGTACATAGACCTCAGCAGCGAACCAATCCTGGATATACTCCTTGATCATCTCATCTTTGAGATAGTCATTAGCATCTTTGTGTGGTTGCCTGTGCTTGACTATCTTAGCCTTAGCACCGAACAGATCAGCTACCTTCGTAGCAGCCTGCTTACCAATTTCATCAGCATCAAAGCTGATAACAATGGTTTCAAAAGAGTTAATAAATTCATAGTTGTCCTTGCAGTCCTTTAGTGCTGATTGTGCTCCATTGCGTATGCTTACTACTGGATACCTCATACCGTTCATTTGATACACAGCAACAGCATCAAACTCACCTTCAGTGATGGTAATGCTCTTACCACCTTTAGGGAATAAATGTTGTCCGAACAAAGTAGCCTTAGACCAATCACCTTTGATAGTGCAATCAGTCTTCATTGCATCATGTCTTACCTTGTAGGCAGTGACCTTACCATCAGCATCATGGTAGGGAAAAGCTACGCCACCCTCATCAGTTATCATCACACCAAAGGCTTTTAAGGCATCTCTGGATAGGTTTCTTAGCGGTATAGACTGATACTTACCATCTAGCATTGGAATCACCTTAGCAGACTTTGTATGCTTTTGCCTGAAGTTATCATCATGTTCAGACATTTTAGTATTCGTACCACAAGCAAAACAGTGTGACCAAGTTTCTCCTTTGTCATTAACAGATACGGACAACGCATCACTAGATCCACAATCATCACAGCCAACATGAGTGGCTAAGTAGTTCACTGATTCTTCTCCTTTAAGGCTTGTTCAACGGAACGGGCAAAACCCCAACGATCAAACCACGCTGCATTACTTTCATCAATTTTTTGTGAGAGATAACTTAAGTCCTGTATTTCCTCAGCCGTCAGCCCTACCCATTGTTTCTTTGGTGGTGTTGTAAACAAAGGCTGTCCATCATCCGTTGGTGTCCTTGCTGTTTTGTTTTCAGCCATACTTACCTCAAGTTAAAGGGGTTATGCCAACAGATACCAGTGCTATCCCTGGTGTTGTATCCACCTAGTGAGTACGATATCAAGTATTGATGATCATCCTTCCTAATATCCCTATCAACAGTGTAGTTATCAACTAACTTAGACATAGAGTCTCTTATCTGCTTA